TCATACTTTTCTTTTGTGAAGTGATTCTTTAATGACAAATAGCTTTTATAAGCGTCAAAGGGCATCATGTCAAAGGGGTAGTTTCGCTCGGGAGGTTCTCTTCAAAAAGTTTAACTCCATTGCTTCATATTTCAACTTCTCTTTCAGAGGTTTTGAAATCAGTTTGGGTACGGACTCCACGTCAATTGAGTTCATATCACAGAAATGAACAATCGCATCGATATAACTCATGTCCTCATTATCAAGGACAAGTTTCTCAATATCCTGCGCGAACTTTGACGGGCAGAAGAATTTCTTTTCTAGTGCTTTTTCTAGTTCATTCTCCATTCTCTGTCCTAGTATTGTGATGTACAAATTCCTTGATGTAACGAACTAGAAGCTTAATATAATCGTCTTTGTTCCGTTTGTCAAACACCTTGACTTCGCCACCAGGAGTTACCATGAGAGTGATTAGTTTTTTGACTGGGATACCAGTCATCTCATAGTAGGCACACGCATAAAATGTTTCTTGGACAAAGTAGTTTTCCAACCACTTCTCAGGTTTAATCTTTTCAGATGTCTTAAAATCTATGACTGCTAGTTCTCCCTCGTACTCACCGATGCAGTCTACCCTACCTGCCAACCCAAGGTACTCTGAATATAGAGTTCTTTCAATAGCATGTACGTTATTTATCTTATCCAGATATGGCTTGGCATGATGAAACATAAACTGAGTCATGGGACGAAACTCTTCCCAGTTCAGTTGCAGATTCATCAAATATGCTTGTGCTGCTTCGTGAAAGTCAGTTCCCCGTGCAGTTGCTTTCTTCGTGATGCGATTTGCTTCTTCAATACCAACTCGCTTCCTCCACTTTGCGAAGATCTCTCTGTTATAGAAAGATGTCACAGAAGTAATGGAGGGCACCCACTGTCCATCAGGAAGATTGTAGAAGCGGATACCCTGGGTTTCTTTTTTGTTTAGTTCAATGTCACCTAGAAAATTATGATGAGTGAAGTTCATAGATTAAGTTCTGTTTTCGCAAGCAAGTATTCTTTACAGAGTCCAGAGCGGACAATATCTTCAACACCAAATTCAATAATATCAACGGATGGCATCACTCGAAGAATGTTCATGAAATCATGAATACCATTCCTTTCATTTTGTTTAACCAAGTCAGTCTGAGTAGCATCACCACAGAACATGATCTTGGTATCTTCACCAACCCTAGTAATAATACTATCAAGTTCGTGGAAATTCAAGTTCTGATATTCATCAACGATGATGATTGCTTTATCAAGAGTTGTACCTCTAATGAATGAGGTGCTCCAGAAACTAATAGTGCCCTGAGTTTTCAGATTGCCATAGAGCATTTCAAAGTCTGTCTCTGTTGGAAGAGAGAACATATACTTTACCATATTCTTGTAAGGAATCTGGTAGATGTCAGACTTATCCTCATGATCTCCAGGAAGGAAACCAATCTCTCTGGTTGCTACAAGTGAACGAACAATGTAAATCTTTTCATATGGAGATCTTTCATCCAACACATCTCTCAATGCATTATAAAGAGTGATGAAAGTTTTACCTGTTCCCGCTGCACCATACGCAACTAAGTTTTTATCATTAGCGTATGCATCAAATAGTTTTTCTTGATTGTCAGTGAGGGGATCAATGTCCCTCATTAATTCAGTGTTAATTGGTTTGCGGCGCTTCATTTGCTTCGCAGTTAAACCGACACCAATGGGCTGATCTCTTTTTCTTTTAGCAGGCATAGATTAAACAGGCTTGACGGTGGATCCTGGGGCTTTAGAGCATTTGTTGAGAACGTCGTTCCAACCTGGATGCGACTTCTTCAATTTATCGTAGACTTCTCCAATCTCTCCACAACCAGGTGCGGTAGATGGATCACTCCAGTCTCTTTGCCAGTCAGGATTATCCTCTAACCACTGAGTCCATGCATGTACGCTAAGGATAACGTCTTTTTGTTCACCAGTTTCCTTATTAATAACAGGATATGTAGCCATAGAAATTAACTTACGATGTAATATTTATTCACCACTCTAGTGCTTCAGCAATAGAAGGGAACTGTTCTTTGAATACACGCTTGGCATCATTAGCAATGTCCATGTGTTCCTTCTGTGTGCCGTTAGCAGAGCGCAAATCGATATAATGAATCCACGATCTGATAGAGCCCGTCATGTAGAGTCTTGTGGGCACGGCGAGGGGAAGCACAAAACGCGAACACTCCTTTGCGATTCCCTCACGAATCAATTCGTTGTAGAGATCCATACCTTCATTGAAGTATGCCTCAATACGTTGCTTCAAGAACTTAGTCTTTTCAGGATCGACATCATCAATAGAGTTCTGGCGATTCTTTTCATCCTGACGACGCAGTTCAGGAATAGGAATACCTGCATCCAACCAGTTGACATCAGCATACCGCTGGGAAAACTCCTGGTATGTGAACGAACGGTGGCGCAGCACTTGAGCCGCGATACCTCTGGTAGTATTCAATTCAAGAGTCATGAACGCTTGTTCAAAGATACTCCAGTGTTGATGCTTGATACAATATTTCAACAACCCAGAAAACTTTTCGTTCTCCTGATTTTGTGGGTTGCTTACGCGAGCACAATAGGCAATGTGTTTCTCCGCGTCAGGAGTTACACTGATCAGTTTTACGTCGTTCACTTAGTTTCAGTTCTTTTCTATAAAGTTTAGCATACATCACATCCTCTTGGGAATACCACTCAGGATGTTTCTTTGCTCGTTTAATAATTTTCTTTGCTGCTTTTTTGAGAGATAACTCTTCCATAGAGATTAATCGGGGTAACCATCATCGTCGTCAAAGATCTCATCATAATCAGTTATAGTTGCACTACTTCCGCTAGAGTATTTAGTCACGTCGGAATATACCTCTGACTCTAGCACCTCTACCAATGATTTAAGATTACGCACGATCAGTTTGAGTCGTTCTTGCTGTTCTGCTTCCATAAAAAAAGGGGGCATATGCCCCCATTCTATCAACCTATTGGTAGTAAGTCAATCACTTAGTGTAAGTGTGTCCGCGATAAGTGAACTTGCCGTGGACTTCCTTGGGTGCAGATGCGAACTTCTTAGTCACAATACCACGATAGGCAGTGTGATTAATTTGTGCATCATGCAGTGCAGACTGCTTTTCAATCTGCTTACGAATGAGGTTGAGTGTGTTCATGGTAGTACTCCTAAAGTAATGGATTTTTAGGCCCGTTCCTTTAGTCGTTTGCGTCCCCGAAGGGATGAACGATCCGTTCCGCGACTTACTTGCGTCCCACGAGTGGGATGAACGTAGGGTTATTATACCCCTCATAGATTATATAGTCAAGCAGTTTTGTAACTTGTGATACAGTTATAAAAACATTCCTGTATCGGACATGTACTTAAGAGTTTCTTTCAAATTGCCACGATGATTTAAACCAATGGCAACCTGAGGGTACTCTGCTTCACTACCAAACTCAGCACGAAACTGCTTGTCACTAAAATCTACACCAAGTAAGAACTCTCTTACCTGTTGATCACATGCTTCAAGAACCATCTTTGCTCTCTCAGATTCTTGACTTCCATTACTATAAACAAGTGCTTCAATCATGACGCTTTCTCCATTCGTCGATTTCTTCTTGAGTAGGAACAATAATTCGGAAAGCTAATCCTTCTTCCTCAAACTCTTTGTTCATTTTTTCGTAAGTTTCAGGTGTGATCTTTTCAATCACGTTGCCTCCAGTCATCAGGTTTGTCACGTTGAAACCAATCCCTTATCTCATCAGCACTATCGAATCCCGTTTTATAATTGGATGGATCGGGATCTCCTAAACCCATCCTATTCATAAAATCATCAACACTACCCTCCTCAATATCATGAGCGGCTTGACGACGTGCTTTGTTCAACCAATCTCTTGCAAGAGTATGTGCCTTAGCAAGTTTCTCTGCCCAGATCATATCCTCTAAAGGAACTTGTTCTTTGTTGGCGATGCAACGGCAGATGGACTCCAAACGAAGTCGATACGCGGTAGAAAGCATGTTAGTTCGTTTTGAGTTTGTCTTTTAGATCTAAAACCTTATTGACTTCATTCACAGCAGCAGACATCCTCGCACCAAGGATATCCATGATATCACTGTAGATTATTTCATTGTCCACGTAGTCATCGAAGTAAGTGTCGATTGCTTCTTTGAGATATCTTTTTCGATGCCACTCAGGACTGTAAGGTTTGTAAGTCATAATTAAAGTATCATGTGGATATTTAGTTATTGCTCAACGCTCAATGTAACTAAGGTTATGGTTCTCTGATTTTAACTGATAAATGATAATATCGCAACCTACCTTAGGTTCAGTGTCACCACACGTAAATATATCCACTGCTGCCTCTCCCTTTTCAGGCCAAGAATGAATACTAATATGACTCTCAGAGAGAAGACAAACAGCAGTTACACCATGTGGTTCAAACTTTTTTGAGATAGTCTGAATAACAGTTGCACCACTTGCCTCAGCAGCGATCTCCAACAATTCTCTTAGATATGTTTCATTATTAAGATAGTCAAACTCACATCCATAAAGATTGAGAAGATAGTGCTTGCCCATTATTCTATTGCTTCTGAGTCGATACCATATTCTTCAATAAGACGATCAACTTTCGTTTTAATATTAGAGAGTTTAGATACTTCAGCAATATTTGATTTTTGAAACTTCTTCAGTTTTTTATACTTCTTGACTAGTTTAGTAACTTCACTTGTATCAATTTCAAAGCGAACGTTTCCATCTTTTTGTGGATCGTTAGTGAATCCTTTAAATCCGCTCATGATTTTTTCTTTTTATCTTTTGGAGAGGGATTACCCCAGAGTTTAGGACTAACCCTACCCTCTGATTGAACCATGGTAACAAAGTCTTTCTTGTACTTATCATAATAAGAATCAAAGATACTTGCTTGTTTTGTATCCATGACTAGATCATAGTGTTCTACACCATCCTCTTTGTATGTGACAAGATAACAATTATTAGGAAGATCCGTTGTGTTGTCTACATTCGGATCACAATCTTGTTTGATAATCTTCAACTGCGTCCACCCCATTGAATATCAGGAAATGCCTGCTTCACAACATCATAAGTGATTTTGTATTTGTCTTCAAGTCTTTTGTCCTTACAGAGACACAGAATTTCTGCTTCTTCAGGATGCAGCCCTTCAAGCATTTGAATGAACATAGTCTCTCTACGGAGTCCAGAGAGTCCATCATTACCACCCTTCACAAAGTTGTAGAGATGCTTATACTCTCTACGAAGAGACGTGTGATCTGTACCAACAGGTACTTCGTTCTTATTGAAGGGAACCTCTCCAACAGGAAGAACTGAAATCACAGTCTCATCAAAGTTCCAGATAAAAATAGTCTTCAGAGCGTCGTTTTCATACTGCTGAAGGATTTCAATTTTCTTTGCCTTTGCACGTTGCTTACTTGCAAGTTCAAGGATTTCATGAAGAAAAGGATTGGGTGGAAGTTCAACCTTCTTCTTCGTCTTCGTCGTAGTCGCCATAATCGTTTTCAAACCTTACTGCTAAAATTTCATCAGGTAGAACATTTCCGTTCTCATCAAACATTTCGGGATGAGTGTATACTGGTTGGGTATTGTAGACGTGTTCTTTTGCAAGCCATCCTACCATACCTCCAACAAAAAAGAACATTACTGATACCAATGTTCCAATCGTCAATGTTACTGCTAACATTTTCCCGTCCTCCGAGAGTCTATCTTTTCCGAATATCCAAATAAAAATTAAAATGGAAAACAATATCTCTCTTGAAGAGAGAAACCATATTTCCAAATCTTATTTGGAAAGTTTTGGGCGGTTCTGCTCTTCTCCTATTTCTAAGTAATAACTCTACCCCACGATTAAGATGGGGATCTGGTTTATTTAGAATCTTTTCTTCGCCGTCCAGGTCGTCTATCATAACTATATCTTTCAGCATCTGCAAGGATGCCTTCTAAAAATTGTTTGATCTTTCTTGCCTGTGGTTTTGGGATATGTCCATAACCTTCACGCAATTGTTTATGCTCATT